TTTTTCCCTGCTGCTATTCCGTACACCTTCACGCTGTCATCAAAACGGTCGCTGGTACTGAAAATGCTGCAAATAATGCGTGCCGGGCGGTGGGAATATGATCGCGCCGAACGCGAGCTGGTCGCAGCCTTTAACGCCGTGCGTAAGGTGAAAACACCGGGCGGCTTTATCACTTACGAAACGGACCGTGCGAGGGGGATCAGCCACGGCGACCTTGCGTGGGCAACCATGCTTGCTGTCATTAACGAACCGATTGGCGGCGAAGGGGAAAACGAGCGTTTTACGGTTATGGAGTTCTGATGAGCAGAAAAAATAAAAAAGTGCGCATGAGTTCACGCATTGATCTCGCTGATGCGCTCAGGAAAGAATCATCGCTCAGTGCATTCACATTTGATGGTCCTTATCGCCTGACCGGGCATGACCTGCTGGACAATATGTACTGTGCTGATAACGGGCGGTGGTATGAAACCCCGGTGGACTGGTACGGTCTGGCAAGAGCCGCCCGGCAAACGTCCTGGCATCAGTCTGCGCTTTACTTTAAGCGTAATGTATTGCTCGGGTGCTACATCCCGCACCCGCTGCTTTCCCGGCAGGATTTCTCGGCGCTGGCGCTGGACTGGTTTGTGTTCGGTAACGCATTCCTTGAGCTTCGGAGCAATATGCTCGGCGAACCGCTTAAATTACGGCACGCCCTGGCGAAATACATGCGACGCGGAAGCGATCTTGAATCATGGTGGTATGTGCAGGATGGCAAGGACGCGTTCCAGTTTCGCCCTGGCAAAGTGTGCCACCTGATGAATCCGGATATTAACCAGGAAATCTACGGCATGCCGGAATATCTTGGCGCATTACTCTCGGCCAGCCTTTCTCATTCGGCGGACATGTTCAGAAAACTGTATTACGACAACGGATCCCACGCCGGGTGCATCATCTACATCGGTGCAGCGCAGGTAAACCGCGAAAGCATGGACTCCCTGAAAGAAACGTTACAGGGTGCGCGTGGTGGTGGTGCATTTAAAAACGTGCTCATTCATGCGCCCAACGGGGGCAAAGAAGGGGTGCAAATTTTGCCGTTCCAGCAGATCACCGCAAAGGATGAGTTCATGAATGTTAAGGCGGCATCCCGTGATGATGTGCTGGCTGCGCACCGCGTTCCGCCGCAACTGATGGGGGCGATGCCGGGCGAAAAAAGTGCGTTTGGTGATGTGGAGAAGGCCGCGCGGGTTTACGCAATTAACGAGCTGATGCCCGTCATGGAGGCCATGAAGCACATCAATGACTGGCTTGGCGAAGAGGTGATCCGCTTTAACCCTTACGCACTGTTAGACACCCAGCCCACATCCTGACGCGCTTCGCTTGTCTGCTGCTTCGCCGGGGCATAAAAAATTTATGCCCCGACTCTCCAGCTCCTGTATCAGTCAGATAATTTCACGACGCTTTCCTGCTGATTGCCATCATCGACAGTCAGACTCTTACGCAATCCCACCGCGTTGACTGCATGTTCTCGCCGTCTCAGTGCGATTTTGACGGCCTTACCTTTCACCCCATCAAATCAAAAGCCCTCACGTCTTTTTCACGCTCAGCGTGAGAAATACAGCCATTCTGTTCTATCTCTGCGACATCGTTCAGGGAATGCTATTTACCCCCTGAAACGCGGGCTGTTCCCCCGTCACCTGCGCGTAGAAAAAGCGCGTTTTTTTGTGCACGCACGGATCCTTGACGGATCCAGCCGCCACGCGGGCCGGAAGGGCAAAAAGTCGTTCAAAAAAATTGTGCAAATTTGTGCACTATTGTGCATTGAAATAAACGCCCTGGAAGAGGGCGTTTTGGCTCATTTCTATAGCTTTGATGCAGGCTGGGCTAGATGTAAGGGTTGGACATACCAGCCTTTTGATAACCAACTCTCTGCAACATCTTTACTCCTTGTTATTGCTGGTATTCCGATGCCGTTATTTACATGCATCCATGCTACTGGCTCTGCTTCCAGCGATGCCAGTGCAATTTCATAAGCACGGCGTTCAATATTGTCTCGAACGTCCAGGCTGCCGATGCGCTCTTTGATTTCTTTAATCAGTTCTTTGTCGGTGAACGTTGTCATGTGTTAGTCCTTATCCTGCTGTGCTTTCAACTGATGAGGGGAACAAAATCTTTTCATCAAATCCGGCATTCATATCATGGACAGCAACACACCAATCCATCGACGAACGATTATCAAGAGCCTCCATGATTTCATCCATGCGGCGTAGGTCATACAGGTAAATGTTTTTATCGCCAATGGTGTAAAAACCAATTTTTTTCGGTGATGGACAGCGATCAAGAACGTCCTGTAATTCGTTCAACCATGCCTGTTCTTTTTTTGTCAACGTTGCCATATCAGTTTTCCTTATACGGATTAATTTTATTGTGCAATGTGTTGAACGACGCCCATACCACGTCGTTATACAATTCAATAACTGGCTCAATTATTTTCCCGATTGCCCAGATAAAAATTAGCGGGGATATCGGTATCATCAACACGATAAACAGAATGAGAAACAGAAATTCTATTGCTCTACTCTTTCGCGGATAGTTTTTCCTGAATAGTGTAGGCACCTCACTCTCCTTTAATGCGAAAGTGGTTTTTCCAGCGGTTTTGCGCCGCGCTGGGCTTTTTGCAAAAACCGCAATCCATCATCCCGTAATATTTCATCAACCCCATTCGTCGGTTGCTGAGTCTCACCCACTGCCATACGCCTGGATCGTTTCTGCGAACTAACAGAATCTTTGCTTTACGGTTGTTGGTTGCCATATCCCCCTCCCTTGATACCAATATTTACAACATGGCAAGCCTCTTTGAGCACCCAGTCAACAGCGTCTTTCCATGCTCCGGTTTCGACTGGCGGATTCTCACGCTTTACCAGTTCATAGAAACGTACTGCTCTAACCAGTCCATCTGACGGTTTTGCCTGTAGTGCAGCCTGAGCTATGCGGTATGCCTGGAGTATACGGGCGTCGTTGATATCCATTCCGAACGGAATTTCTGATGATTGTGATTCTGCATCTTCAAGCCTGGCAATTTCTTTACGTAAGAAGTATTTCAACTCTTGTTTTTGTTTTCTGTTCATGCGTTTTTTCCCTTTTTGTCTGTCACTTCTCTCCTGATAATTTCATTGCACAAATCCACGCACTCATTGCAGATGTAAACAGACGGTCCAGCAATCACCTTTGTGACTTCGTACTGGGATTTATTGCAGAAGCTGCAATAAATCGTCTCCTCACCTGAAGTCCATGTTTTGCTGGTTTCGCCAGACATCAGTTGTTTGAGGTCTTTTTCACGACGAAGAACTATCTGGCCACATTCAGCTATTTTTTGGATGTTGACATTTTCTTCTTTCGCCAGCGCTTCCATCCGCTCAATCAGTCGCTGCGCTTTTTCTCTGTCAATGTGTTGCATTGTGTCCCCCTTGTTTATGCTCCCGGGTTAAAGTCATCAGGGCGGATGCGCCCTGATGTTGTGTTATTCGGGAAATAACGCCCGGATATTTCCGGCCATCTGACTGGTTATCTGTGCGGCTGATACTGGCTGTGACGCGGGGCGTTCTGTCCTGGTTTGTGTCACTGATAACGCCTCATCATCAGCCCATGCAGCCAGTCGGTAAGCCTCTGCCGGATTCATTTTCAGTAGTGCCAGCCCGGCCAGAAAAGCCACGCGTTGACCACTTTTGCGGGCTTCTGGTGTAAGGCTGTCCAGCCAGGCGCATGCTTCGCCTTCGTTCTTGACGGCGGCGGGCTTCAGATAGAAACTTATCCGTCTGGTTGGTGTCGTCATTGGCTTACTCCTTGTCCATTGCGTACAGCCCATTAACCAGAGCAAACTGTGGCACCCCGTCCGCGATGAAAGTCGCATTAACTCCGCAGGCTTCGCGGATAGCGGGTGCCACAATCTCCGCCCCGCCACCGACAACCATCACCCGCCCGTAACCCGAAAAACCCGCCAGCGCGCGGATCACGCGTTGTTTCAGTGTTTCTTCCTTTTCACGAATAACCGCCATCAGGCTGGCGTAATGCGCGTCATTGTGGATGTGCTGGCGCAGCCAGGCTTCATCATGGCGATGTTCAATAATGGTATTGGCGATGTGGTGACTGGTGCGCATACCGTTAGTGGCCATCACCGACAGCACGGCATCGGCCATCAGTGAAACACCTACGTGTGGATCGCAAAACACCTGGCTGATACCTGCCAGTTGTCCCTGAACCTTTGCCACATCCAGCGTGGTTCCGCCCAAATCCACAATCAGCAGGGATTCAAACGGACTCATGTCAGCCAGTGCCTTAAAGCCTGCCGGAATGGATTCAGGCATAACCCGCACGTTACGGATAGTGAATGCCTCACCGTTCTGGTACTCAACCGGGCGCATAACGTTCGCTTTTTTGCGGTTGATGTTGGCCATGTCCGGCTGTGCGTTTGTGTCGAAATACTCGCTCAGTGGCAGGGTGACAACCACATCCACCTCCTGTGGTGTGATGCCTGATTTGACCAGCGCGTGGTGAATGGCGATTACATTCACATCGCTGTACTGGTATTGCGTGTCGGTCGTCTGGACAAAGCGATCGCTGACCGGATCAAAACCATAGCGCACGCCATCAAGCATGTAGTTCGCAGGCTGCGAGCCACCGAACGGCGCAGACCATTCCGACTTGAAGCTGTTCGGGCTGATGGCGTTGCGGCATTCGCCGTTCTCAGTCCATGCCAGCTTGATGTTGGTGGAGCCGTCGTCGATACAAATTTTCATGTCGCTTTTCCTTATGTTGATTAATTAATCGTTTACGGGATTCTGAAATCCCGTTTTTGCCTGTTTTGTGCGCGCTTCATATATCGCTGCGCGTTTTTTGCTCATTTACGGGATTCGTGAGTCCCGTTTCTGTCTGTTTTTTGTTTCCGCTGGTCAGGCCACCCCGCAGCAGGTCTGCTTTGCGGCTGGCGCGTTCAGTGATTTCACTGATTCTCTGTGCGTGCTCTGCGTCGCGGATGGCGCGCAGCATGTCAGAAAGCACGGTAACGGGTGTTTTCATGGTGTTCTGGTCCTGCTGAAGTGTGGATGCCAGGCGTGCGGTGGCTTCAGGGTCTGATGCCCCCAGCTGTGCCAGATAGCTGGCGACCGGGTTATGGCGGATCTCCGTGCTGCTTACGCCATGATTACGGCTCAGGCGCTGCCAGAGCTGCGTGATTCGACTGTCCGGGCGGGTATCCGGTTTGCGTACAATTTCAAATCCCTGCGGTGCAATGATGCTGCCGTCAACGTACAGACTGCCGCCCCGTAACAGGTGCTGCATCTGTTGTTCACCGATATGCAGGCCGAGAGATTCAGCAGACTTCCGCCATTCTTTAGCGAGTAATTCGTGGTTATCAGGCAAAGGCCACTGCTGTTTGCGGCTCTGTGTCCAGCTCTGCATTTCATCACTGCTGTTTTTTGCCTGTTTGTCACGAAGCGAACGCATCAGCGCCCGGCGTTCGTGCCGTTTCAGTGAGCGCATCCATTCGTTCACTTCAACGCCGTCAGGGAGCTGCGGCCACGGTGCTGGCCGTTCTTCCGACTGTTCTGTCCCGTTGTTGTCCGTTTCCTGTACACGGGGACAGTTATTGCCACGAGTCCAAGGGGCGGCAGGGCCGCCCTGAAGGTCAAAACCATTTTCGCGGGCGCTGTCCTCCGCTTCCGGTTTACGTCTTACCAGCTTCCAGTTATCCGGATGCGTGCACACACGGGAGGATTCCCCGATGAATGGCGACCAGATCCCGTAAATCTGTACACTCTGTTCGCCGTAATCGTTCAGCTCATCTGCGAGGTCGTAGGCGGTGCGAATCAGGTAGTCCTTGCGCGGAACAAGTACGCCACCCTGTTTTTCAATGTAGGTGGCAAAACACCCGGCATCAGCGGCAGCAAGAACCGCATCCATTGCGTCATCCTTCAGCCGTTGCGGGCCTTCCGGGTTGCGTGCCATCTGGCTGGCAAGGCGGCGGAGTTCACGCCACACCTGACGGGAGGGAATGCCAAAGAACTGGAACTGGCGGACCCGGTGAAGGCGCGCCCAGCCGATGGCGCGCTCCACGCTCTCGGCCATTGATTTTCCTGTTTCGTGGTCAACGCGTGGCTTGCCCGTTTTCGGGTCGATGCCATCCACGGCGCGGCTGTCCAGGTTCTTTCCGATGTAGGTGGCGATGTAGCTGGTTGGCGTGCCTTTTGAGCCGTCTACATACTCCGCCTTAAAGCGCGGAGTAATATCATCGCCCAGCTCGTGACGATCTTCCTGAATGGCAATATCGCGGGTGTGGGACACAATGGTGTCGATTTCTTCCGGATGGGCAAAGACCATCATATGCCAGTGCACGGTTCCGTCATGGTGAGGCTCCACCGTGCGGATGCCATACCAGCGCAGGCCGTCGCGGTTCAGTTTTTTGCGGACCGCCGCAAAAAACGTGTTAACCAGGTAATCGCTGGAGTCGCGCATGGTGGCCCCGTTCCATTTGGGGTTCGGATGACCGTTCTCCGTTGTTGCGTGGTATTTTGACGGGCAGGTGACAGTCAGAAACACCGCTCTGTCGCCACGGGCTTCGGCCAGAAGTTCCAGTCCCTTCATGGTGGCCATCATTTCTGCCTTACGGTGAACCGGGTTACTTACTCCCGCGTAATACACTGTCTCGAGATCAATCGTGAACCCGTCTTCATTTTCCAGCATGAAACTTTTCAGGAAATCGCGTGTTTTCTCGCGCTGTGCGCGAAACTCGCTTAACGCGTCCTGGCTCAGATAGGGTGATGTTTTTCTGGAAACCAGACAGGCGGCGCGGAGTTGTTCTTCTCTCCACTCGCAACGTAACAGCCACAGTTTGCGTTTCCACCATTCCGCACAGGTCAGGCGAAGGATTGCGCCCGGCAGCAGCTCCGTGTCCGGTTCGTTCCTCCGGTCTTTGTCTGTTGTCAGTGCGTCATAATGTGGAGGCATGGCGTGCAGGTGTAACGCCATGCGGGCCAGCATCTGATACGCCTTCAGCGTTACATCCATGGTCAGTTCGCCATCAGTCGCGCCAAAGCCATCGCAGAGTTTTTCGAAGGTGCTGCTGAACATCGCCGCCGTCATGGTGGCCAGCGTCTGTATCTGGTGCTTGTTGAGCTGCGGCAGGTAAAGCAAATCATCCAGGCGTTCGCGTCCGGCAAGGGAGCGATAACCCGGTGTCAGCCAGCGGTGGTCGGTGCGGTCCAGACGTTCGAATATTTTGCGCAGGGTTCCGCGCGCGTAGCGTTCAGCCTGCCAGCTCTTTTTGCCTTTCCGGCGATCGACTTCCTGTTTTTTGCGCAGGAAGGAGAGGTGGCGAATAAGCGGATCGCGCAGATAGGACGGCAGCAGGCGCAGCGAGGCCATGGCTTCATCCACCGCGCCGCGTGCCTGTTTTCTGGCGTCTCCTGCCAGTGTGATGGTTTTGTCCTGTTTTTCCTGTGCATCCAGGCTTTTATTAATCAGGTTGCCCAGCGGCGTGGCGGAGAACGCCGCATCAGCCATTTCCTGGCGGCGCTCGTTCTCTGCCCGGTAGGCATCCAGCCAGGAAGAAAGCGCAGATTCAGGAACGGGGATCCCCGTTCCTTCACGTCCCACTGCGTGGCGCGGTTGTTGCCAGTCCCTGATGTACTCTGCCGTCATAGTGATTTACTTCGTCATGCCATTCAGGGTGTCGCGGCAGACGGCAGCCAGCCGCTGAATTTCCAGCACGGTGTCTTCTGTGTCGGCATGGCGATGTGTGATGCGGATGCTGTCGGCAATCACATCGACGATTGCAGAGG